AATAAAACACAAGATAAAGATGTTAATTACTTAAATAAAGATTTTAATTCTTTTAAAGAAGAACTTATAGCATTTTCAGAAACATATTTTCCTAATTCATATAAAGATTTCTCAGATGGGTCACCAGGGATGATGTTCATAGAAATGGCAGCTTACGTAGGAGATGTTTTATCATACTATACAGATAAACAATTACAAGAAACTTATTTATCTTTAGCACAAGATAAAGAAAATTTATATAATTTAGCATATGCATTAGGATATAGACCTAAAGTCACAGCAGCATCTTCTGTAAATTTAGATGTATATCAACTAGTACCTTCAAAAATAGCGGAAAATCAAGAATATGTTCCTGATTTTGATTATGCTCTAATTATATCAGAAGAATCTGTTTTTATATCTACAGAAGGAACTTCTTTTTATACAACAGAAAGAGTTAATTTTAATTTTTCTAGTTCTTTAGATCCAACATTTCAAAATATATATCAATTTGATGCTAATAATAATCCTGAATATTATTTATTAAAAAAACATGCAAAAGCAATATCAGCAGATAGAAAAACCCAAGTATTTGATGTAGGAACACCAGAACAATTTTTTACATTATCTATATTTGATAGTAATATTATTAATATAGAATCTATAGTAGATAGTGATGGAAATATATATACAGAGGTTCCATACTTAGCTCAAGATACTGTTTTTGAAGATGTAGAAAATACGGGCGCTAATGATCCTGCATTAGCACAATTTAGTCAACAAACTCCTTATTTACTAAAAGTAAAAAAAGTACCAAGAAGATTTGTAACAAGATTTAATGGAGATAATGAATTACAAATTGAATTTGGGGCAGGAAATAGTGATAAAGCAGATGTTGAAATTATCCCAAACCCAGATAATATAGGATTAGGAATAAAAGATGGAAGAAGTAAATTAGGTGTAGCGTATGATCCATCAAATTTTTTATTTACAAGAGCTTATGGTCAAATACCTTCCAATACAACTTTAACAGTAAACTATCTTACAGGAGGTGGTTTAAGTTCTAATGTTAGTTCAAATACTATAACACAAAAAGGTGTTATAAATTTAGTTGCTAAAGCGGGACTTAATAATAACTTATTAAGTTATATAAAATCATCAGTATCTTGTAATAATCCCGAACCAGCAATAGGAGGAGCAGGTGGAGAAACTAATGAAGAAATTCGTCTTAATGCAATAGCAAATTTTAGTGCACAAGATAGAACAGTAACTAGAGAAGACTATTTAATTAGAACTTTATCTATGCCTCCCCGTTTTGGTAGAGTAGCAAAAGCATTTATAACACAAGATGACCAAACATCTCCTTTAACTACAGAACCTAATAGAATTCCAAATCCATTAGCTCTTAATTTATATGTTTTAGGATATGACGCTGATAAACAACTTACAAATTTAAATGATGCTACTAAACAAAATTTAAGTAATTATTTAGAACAATTTAGGATGCTAACAGATTCTATAAATATAAAAAATGCTTTTATTATTAACTTTTCGTTACAATTTGAAATTGTATCTTTTAAGTCTTACAATAACCAAGAAGTAATACTTGATTGCATAAGTGAAATAAAAGAATATTTTAATATTGATAGATGGCAAATAAACCAACCTATCATTATTTCAGAAATTTTTAACTTAATAGGATCAGTTTTAGGTGTACAATCAGTAGAAAAAGTAGAATTTAAAAATGAATTTGGTGTAGCAGATGGTTACTCACAATATAGATATGATTTTACGCAAGCTACTAGAAAAGGAGTAATTTACCCATCTTTAGATCCTAGTATTTTTCAAATAAAAAAACCTAACCAAGACATTGAAGGCAGAGTAACAACTTATTAATATGGCATATTATTTTTTATTTCCGGAGAAAGATTCAACTATATATAGTCACCCTGATAGGACTGAATTAAATACAGGTCATGATGAAATACTAGAAATAGTAAAAGAAAAGGGATCAATAAATGATTTATATTATCCTTCTAGAATATTAATAAAATTTAATAATGAAGAAATACAAACTACTATTAATGATATAATAGGACTTACAACTTTTAATACAACAGCAACATGTAGTTTACAATTATTATCTACAGAACATAAAAACTTATCTCGAGTTTTAAATTTAGAATTATTTGCTATATCTCAATCTTGGGATGAAGGTACAGGAAGATATTCTAATTTACCACAAACGTCTACTGGATGTTCTTGGTTATATAGAGATAATAGTATTACTAAAACATTATGGCCAACTAGCTCTGCCCAAATATCAGGATTAACTTTTGCTAGCTCTTCTATTACTATTGGAGAAGTTCCTTCATCATCAGCACATCAATTAACTATTAATGGAGTTGATTTTATAGGAGTACTATCTTCTTCACTATTTAATAGTGATAATGAAGAAGTTTATTTTGATATAAGTGGTTCAACAGTTGCTTTTAATGAAAATTTAGCAAATGCTATTAATGCATCTTCATCCATAACATCGGTTTCAGCAAATGCATCTGCATCTGTATTAATATTATCAGGTTCAAGTGCAGGAACATTTGGTAATGTAACAGTAACAACAAGTTCTATTAGTGGTAATGATCAAGGAATATTTCAAGTAGGATCAAATGGGTATAGTCTTCAAGGAGGTACAGACCAAGGAGCTTCAATATTTAATAGTGGAACTTCAGGATCTATTAATTCTTCTACTGGTATAACTGAAGGAGGTGGATCTTGGTACATAGATGATGATTTTAATGATGCACAACAATTTATAAATGCAGCTTCATTAGACACAAATTTTAATGTAACAAGTATAGTAAAAAAACACTATAATAACATCCAATTAAGTTCTACATATCCTACAGGAATTGAAAATCATGGTTTTATTATTAAACAACCAGATGCTATAGAAACTAATACATCTGAAAGTTTTGGAGAAATAAAATATTTTAGTGTTGATACTCATACTATTTTTCCTCCTAGATTAGCATTTAAATGGGATGATAGTATACATGATAAACAAGCATCTGCAAAACAAAGTGGGGAATTAAATGTATCATTATATAGAAACCAAGAAGAGTATAACCAAAATGCTGAAGCTATTTTTAGAATACATGTAAGAGATAAATATCCTATTAGACAATTTGCTTCTTCTTCTAATTTTTTAAATCCAGGATATTTTACAACATCTTCTTTTTATAGTGTAAGAGATGCTAATACAGAAGAAGAAATAATTCCTTTTGATAGTAGTTGTACTAAATTAAGTGCAGATGAAGAAGGAATGTTTTTTAAATTATATATGAATGGATTACAACCAGAAAGATATTATAGAGTATTATTTAAACATACTAATGATGAAGGAACTAGAGTATATGATGATAACTACATTTTTAAAGTAATTAGATAATGAGTATAAACGAAGAGTTAAATAATAAAATTAGTGGAAATAGCACACAAGGTCTTCCAGACACTCTTCCAAGTCTTAGTAATGTTGTTTTTCCTATAGCTTTAAAAAAAAGACAACATAGTGCTAGAGGAATTAGAGAAGTTTTAGATACATCTTTTAATGATTTTGAACCTAATAATAAAGATAGAGATATAGAAAGATTTTTTAAATTACATGATGAATTATTTTTTGATATACCTAAAGAAGGAGAAAAATCACATACTATTTTATTTGTAAAATCAAGAGATTTTTTAAGAGATTTTATAGACCCTAAGGATAATACAATACTTGAACTTACTGAAGAAATAGCAGACTTAAATGAAGAAATACTAAATCTTAGATTACAGTTATTATCAGGATCATCTCAAATTGAAATTCCTACTAGTGAAGATTTATTTCCTGATGATAATGAAGATGGCATACCAGATATAGAACAACAATTTTCTAATTTTGGTACTCCTAAAAAAGTAATATTAGTACCTAAAAATAATGATTTAGCAAAAATACTAAAAAACCCAGATAATGAATATTACAAAGATAAACATTATGGACAACAAATCTATAAATTTAAGAAAAAAGTAGATAAGAAAACAGGTAGATTTGTAGTTTATCAAGGTTCTAAAGGGAAATCAGGAAAAAGATATATAAAAGATTTAAAAAATGGAAAATCTTATAAAATAGCTAAAAGACATTGGAAAGCAAAAAATCGTGAAAAGATATTTAAACCACCATCTGCAACTAATCCTGATGTGAGCTAATCTGTAATTTAATGTATAAATGGCTGTAAGAAGAAAAAATAATAATGTAACTAATAGTACTCCTAGAGGTTTTTTAAGTACAACAGGAGGTGGATCTAGAACTGGTGAAAAAAATCCTTCATCTATTAAAGTACCTATTAATAAACAAAAAGCAAAAAGAGCTTTTGGGTACCAA